AAGGAGACATGAACATCAATGGTCAACTATTCCAGAACAACTCTGAATTCGTAACATCTCGTTGGACACAGGCTTCTAACGGTAATGACATTTATAGATTATCCAAGGTTGGTGTTAATAAGTCTAACCCAACTTATGAGATGCATATCAGTGGTAAGTGTAACATAGAAGGACAAAACTTCAGTAACCAAACCAATGATAGTGTTCTCTATGCTAATGGAGACAGACAATGGATAGATACTTATGGAGTATTCAAGTGTAATAGAAGTACAGTGAGTGAAAACATAACTGTACCTAATAATCACAATTGCATGAGTGCAGGTCCAATAACCGTAAATAATAATATCGTAGTTACCATCGCTAGTGGTGGTAGTTGGGTTGTTATTTAAACCTTGCTAAATATATAAGACAGGAGAGCAATCTGAGACATGGCTTCAGAATTAAGAGTAGATCAACTTAAATATAGTTCTGCTGGTAGTGGTACGACACCAAACATTACCCTTAACAGCAATGGAACTGTAAATTTTGGTAGTAATATTGATATAGGTGGGTCTTTGTTGGTGCAAGGTGCTCCTTTCACCACATTACCAACACAGTATGCATCTGGAGAAAACTCCACGGTAGGTGCTGTATTGAAATCTGATGGTACTAATGCCTTCTGGGAAACTTCCGTAAGTTTTGAAGATGGTTTTAATATCACCAAAGGATATCCTATTGCTGGATATAGAGGTGGATCTTCTTGGAGGAATGTAAACAGATGTACTCATTCCACACAATCTATGGCAAACTTAGGTGATCAGATCACCTATTCTGATGCTTATACTGCTGGAGCAAGAAACTCTGCTGGTAGAGCATATGTCTTCTGTACTGCTAACGGTTGGAACAGTACTGGTAATGCAGTATCTACTTTCAACATGGTTAGTGAGAGTAACGGAGGTACATCAACAAACATGTCTACTTCCAGAAACAGAACTTCTGTTATGCAAAGGGACTTTAAGTATGCTTATGTTTGTGGTAATAATAATGATAGACCAGATAGATTTGACTTAACTACTGATGGTGTAACAACTGTTAGTGGATCAGGTGGATCAGGTGGAGACAACCCTGCCTGTGGATACGGTGAAAAGTATGGTTGGTATAAGCAAGGTGGTAATGGATATTCCTTTGCTTGGGCAACTGAGTCATGGTCTAGTTGGAATAACCGTCCTGGTACAGACGGAACTAACAAAACATGGTCTACTAGAAAAGGACATAGTTACTGGAACGAATCAGGTGGTTATCAAACCAACACTGCTTTAACCAGAAGAAATGATGAAACTGGAACAAACCTCGGTTCAGTTGGTAAACCAGGAACAACTGGGGAAGAAACAAACCACACTGGTATGTCTTACGGATTCATGAATGGAATGTATAATGGACAGCAGAATAATCAAGGTGGATGGATTAACTTATCATCTCACTCATTCAGCTGGAATGGTAGTTTGAACTCTACAGGTACAAGTGGCAGAGCATCTGGTGCTGCTGTAGAATGGGGAACCTTAGCATCAGGATACACAGGTATTTAAAATGGCACAAAGATACTTTATTGCAAAAAATCCAGACACGGATCAGTTATCCACTTATGTTCCAATAACACAAGTATTGGAATGGTGTGTATATTCTCTTGATTCTGATGATCTTAACTCAATTAACCAACAAGCATCATTTGCTGAAAGGGTTACTGAGTTAGATAAAGAAACAGCATTCTTTGGGTTAAGACATTTCGCTGATATTCGTACTACTATTAAAGTACCTGCTGACGAAAGAGAAGAACAGGAAAAATTTGATGATCTTAGTTACTCAGATCTTTGGGTTGATGCATCAAAGAATGTAGTTCCTGTAACACAAAAGAGAATGAATACTATTCTTAGATCAATGAAGTTTCTTGCGAAACTCATGATTGAAGATATATTTAATAAGAGATTTGCAGCTCTTGATGAAGGTGCTTCTGCAATAGAGAAGAAGGTATGGGAATATCAGATTGATGATCTGAATAATGCAACTAATTTTATTATTCCAGACTTAGCAACAGCAAAAGGTGTTACAGTAGAAAAGTTAAAGTCTCAAATTGCTGAGAAGAAAGCATTCTATGATAAGAGTGTTAAATCTTATTACATTGAGATGGTTAACTTGAAGCAATTATTCAATAACTGTACTACAATTAGGCAATTGAATGTATTGTTTGAAGATAAAATGGGAATCCTAATGCCTCAGGCACAAGCAGAGGATGAAGGAAGAACCTATGACCATCCTTCTTATGGTATAATAAGGACAGAAGTAAAACCTGGTATAAAATTCTAAAATATAATTTTTCATTATGAGTCTAACAGCAGAAGAAATTAAGGAGTATTCCAAAAAGGTTGCTCTTGGGATGTCTAATCAGCAAATTCAAGACTATGTGATTGCTTCACATGTTACGAATGATAGACAATTTAAACAAGCATTACTTGAGATTGAGCAGAGAGAGCACAATCGCAAGAAGATGGTGATTGGAAAAAGAAAGAGTTTATGTGATGTCAAGAGAGCTGAGAGAGAATTAGCAGAAGCTATAAAGTCAGGTGACGAATTAGCAATAGAAGTTTTACAAATCGATGTTGATGATTTTAATCTAGATGTTGATATGTGGGATAGAAGAATGATGCAACTTGATTATGAGCATAATGTTTTCATTGAGTTCATTCAAAAGAATGCTGATAGTATAGAAGACTTAATGAGTAAGGCAGATTGGAGTGACGAGGAAGAGAAGAGATATTGGGTTGCTCGGATGGGTAAACAAGCAGCATTGGATATTGTCTCTCATGGTAGAATCAGTGTAGGTAATATGGATTCTATTGCTATGATGAAAGAAGATGATCAGATGCAAATCTTGGATCTAGCATCACAATATTCTTGCTTAATGAAAGTATCTATGGCCAAGATACAAGGAAGAACAGATAAGTATTTTAAAGCATACGCCGAATCACCTGATATCAATATCCCAAGTTTCCACGGTATTGAAGAAGGAATGAATATACCACTACTTGATCAAATTAAAAATGATGTTGACGGAAAAATGCTTCAGTCTTCCGATCAACCCAAAGAGTGATTGGAAATTTATACAAAACATTTTTATCCCGTTCTTAAAAGAACATAGGGATGTAATATATGATTTATATTTTACTTGTCGCATAGCACCTTTTGGACAGGATGCTATGGGAGATGTCTTTGTTTCTGACCCTAGAGAGTCAGCAAAGAATGCTCTATGGATACAGGAACAAGTAGATATTCCTTTGTCTGCTACCTTTAATAATATATGGGTAAGACCAGATCAGAAGAATCTTAATCTATGGATTGAAAACTTTAAACCATTATATGATAGAGGAGTTAAAATAGTAACTCTTCCTCATACTTCATGGGTATTAACTGGACAGATACAAAAAGAATATCCAGATCTATTCATTAAGAATACTATTCTTAGGGAAGTAACAAGACCTAATGAAATAGTTCAATTAGCAGAAGCAGGATTCCATTATGTGAATCTTGATAGAGATTTAATGCGTGATCGTGATCAGTTAGATCGCATCATGAAAGCAAAGGCATATTGTGCTGACATAGGTAAACCAGTTAAGATATCATTACTTGCTAATGAGGGATGTTGGGGTGGTTGTCCTATCATGCCAGAGCATTATCAATATAATAGTACAAGGCAAGGAGATCAACCACACTATTTTAATGATATTATGAGTAGGGTATCATGTTCTACTTGGGACATTAAACATGCAGAGTATGATTTAAAACAAGCAAATATACCACCTTGGAGAGAGGATTGGGAAGAGTTCTTAGAGTTGGGTATAGATGTCTTTAAGATGCATGGTAGAGAAAGTCATGTAAGACTTAAAGAATCAATGGATCTTATGACTAGATGGAAGAATCATGAGGAATTATTATATCCCCAATTAGAACCATATATGGAAGATCTAGGTTTGAAAGAGAAACCTATTGATGTATGGAGAGATAAGATAAAGAATTGTAAGTTTGATTGTTGGGATTGTAATTACTGTGAAAATGTTATTGATGCTCATTTAAGAAAACAAGATAGAATATTACACCCATTTGTTGATAGATGTTTAAAATCTATTGATGATGCTGAAGATAATACATCTAACTTTACTGGACATAATATAGAAGGGTTCTCTTCTGATAGGGTAAGACATTTCTTAAATAATCTTTGCTCTTATGAGGATACAAAGTATCTTGAAGTTGGTGTTTATAAGGGTAGTACATTCTGTGCTGCTATTCAAAATAATGATGTAACTGCTTATGCTGCTGATCATTGGCTTGATAAAGATATAAAACCAATAAGAGAAGATATAGAATGGAGTAATGAAGAACCATCTATAGATATATTCATCAAAAATGTTAAGGAGAACTGGACAGACAATAGTAATATTGCTATATTGAGTGGTGATATTAGAGAAGCAACAGAAGAGAACTTAGATAAAAAAGTCAATACTGTGTTTTATGATGCTGACCATGAGTTCTGGACACAGAAGGCTTGTTTGGAACATGTGCTACAATATACAGAAGATGAATTTATCTTGGTTGTTGATGATGCTAATATGGATGATGTGGTAAAATCATTTGAAAGATTTGTAGAGGATAACAACTTGGATGTTTTATATAAACGAGTCATTCTAACTGAAGAAGTAGAAGATGCTGACGCATGGTGGAATGGTGTATGTATTGCGGTACTTAAGAAATGACAACAGTTGATATGTTCCCTAACCCACTCTATAGGAAACCTTATCCTGAGAGTGATCAAGTTGAAAGGGATATTAGATCTATACTCGATAAAGGGAATACCAATCCAGTAAAGAATGGAATGACAGAAGAGTTAATGCATTATGAAAATGATGTTGGTGAATCTCTTTTAGATAGAGAAGAGTTTTCTTGGTTTAAGGTATGGATAGAAGATACAGCTGCTACTTATGTTAAGGATGTTCTTGGAGAACTTCTGATTGAAGATATAGTAGTTACCGATAGTTGGTTGAATGTCTGTAATAAAGGTGGTTATCAATATCCTCACCATCATACAAATTCATATATTTCTGGTACTTACTATGTTAACTTTGAAGAAGGACATGCACCATTAATTTTCAGAAATGAAAATTGTTCTATGTTTAGTAGACAGCAATCTATAAGTCTGGGTATTGACAATGATAACCCAAACAAGTATAATTCTGATACAATCATATGGCCAGAGAAAGGTGAGTGTCTTTTTTGGCAATCACATTTAACTCACGGATATACAGATAATGGGAAAGACGATAGAATTTCTATCTCTTTTAATCTTATGCCAACAGTGGTGAATACCGACAAATACTCATTCAGAGTAACCCCTTATAAGAGGGATAAATAATACACACATCATTTATTACTATGACTACATCTCCAGAGGAACTTAAGAAAAATTTCACGGATCAAATTGAGAACACTGATAAGCAGATCAAAGAACTCGAAGAGAATCTAAAGAAAGCAACAGAGTATAAATTGAAATTGGAAGGTGGTTTAGAAACCTTGAGACTTCTTGCTGGAGAAGGTGATCAACCACCAGCAGAAGCAGCACCTCCAGAACCTCCAGTAGCACCAGTTGCAGATTCTTAAATAATCCCGAAATCCCTTCTACTAAATAAGTAAGAAGGGATTTTTTATATCTAATGGCATCACCTGCATCTAAAGCTGATCTTATAACTTATTGCAAGAGGCAATTAGGTGAACCTGTACTACAGGTTAATATTGATGATGAACAAGTAAACAATGTAATAGACGACACATTCCAGTTCTTTAATGAGAATTGCTATAATGGTATGGAGCGTTGTTATCTAGTACATGAGATGACTGCTGACGATAAAACTCGTTTAGCAGCAACTAGTACTTCTACTAAAGTTGAAGGATCAGTAACAACCACTTGGGAGGAGTCAACGAACTATCTTCCTATACCAGCTCATGTAGTTGGTGTATCAAAAGTATTTGGAATGGTTGGTAACTCAATTCGATCCAACTTGTTTGGTATTGAATATAGAATGTTTTTGAATGACTTATATGCATTCGGATCACTTGATATTCTAAACTATTATATGACGAAACAATATCTTGAAACATTAGATATGGTTTTAAATAATGGTTCCTTCCAACAGTTCAGATTTAATCAACGCCGTGATCGTCTGTACTTAGATATTGATAAAGACTTTCTCCAAACAGGTCAAAGTCTTTTGATAGAAGCACATCGTTTGCTAGATCCAACCGATGCTACTGAGATGTATAATGATATGTTTGTTAAGAGATACGCCACTGCTTTAATGAAAAAGCAATGGGGTCAGAATTTGATCAAGTATAAAGATGTCCAACTACCTGGTGGCATTAGTCTTAATGGTAGAGAGATCTTTGAAGATGGTCGATCAGATCAACGAATGATAGAAGGTGAAGTTCTCAGTAAGTATGCTGTTCCACCAATGGATATGATAGGTTAATATGGCTACTAATACTTATTTCCCAACTTATTACGCTGGTCATGTAGGTGAACAGAACCTGCATCAGGATCTTGTCGATGAACAGATCAAGATGTTTGGAAGTGATATCTATTATCTACCTAGAACTATACTGAAAGATAATACTTTGGATGATATAATCTATTCAAAGTATAACGATGAATTTCAGGTGGAAATGTTGCTGCAAAATGTAGCAGGATTTGGTGGAGATGAGCAATACATCAGTCAATTCGGATTGCGTATTACTGATGAAGTTATATTTCATGTATCTACTAGGAGATGGACTGAAGCAGTAGCAGCTAATACTCCTGTGTTAACTGATCCTTCTAGACCTAATGAAGGAGATCTATTATACTTTCCATTGACAAAGGACTTATATGAAATTAAGTATGTTCAGTTAGAAACTCCTTTCTATCAGTTTGGTAAAATTCAATATTATACCATGACTGCTGAACTTTATGTCAGCACTACAGGAGACGATATATCTACTGGAGTTGCTGAAATAGATGTAGTAGAAACTATATTCTCTTCTGCTATCGCTTTAACACTTGGTGTTGGTGGTACAGGAGATTATACAGTAGGTGAGAAAGTCACAGGTGCTACATCTGCATCTGAGGCAGAGGTTAAGTCTTGGGATAGTGCTTCTAGGATTATTCAAATCATTAATCGTACTGGTACATTTGCAACAGGTGAAGCATTAACTGGAGACAGTAGTGGTGCTGTTTGGGTTGTATCAACATTTGATACATTACAAGACACAAATAGTGAGTATGATCAGAATAGAGTAATTGAGGATACCGCTGACAATATCATAGATTGGACAGAAGGTAATCCATTTGGCGAAGCTGGTAATTTTACAGGTAGTATCTAATGTTAGGTTCACATTTTTATAACGAGATTGTTCGTAAGAATATAGTTGCCTTTGGTACACTCTTCAATAATATTAGTTTGAAGAAGTTTGAACCAGGAACTACAACAGTCATTGAAGAATCAAAGGTTCCTCTGGCTTATGGTCCTAAGGCAAAGTTCTTAACTCGTTTAGAACAAATGAATTCTGGAAACCGTAAGGTTTCTGTTACGGTTCCTCGTCTCTATTTTGAGATGACGAATCTTACTTATGATTCAACAAGGAAGACTTCTCCTATTCAGAAATATAAAACTATTGTTAATGATAATGGTGAAGAAGTAAAGGCACAGTATGTTCCAGTACCATATAATTTAAACTTTGAATTAGGTGCTATTGCTACATCACAAGATGATGCACTTCAAATTATAGAACAGATACTTCCATATTTTCAACCATCATTTAGTATTACATTAAATCTTATTCCTGATATGAATGAGAAGAGAGATGTTGCTATTGTTTTAGATGGTATAAACTATGAGGATGAGTGGGATGATTCATTCTTAAATAGAAGATGGATTGTTTACACATTAAATTTCAGTGTTAAGACTTGGCTATACGGTCCTTACAGTAATGCTGATATTATTCGTCAGGCAATTATCCATGAGACTATTGGTGATGCTGCTGTAAATAGAAGAGCAGTAACAAGAACATACTCACCTAAAGCGAAGACTGATATCAATGCTGATGGTAATATAGATGCAGCAGATGATCTATTAGTAACAGCAGATGACGATTTTGGATTTAATGAAGGCGTTACATTCTATTAATCATGGAAGATAAACTTGAAAAAAATATGGAAAACATCCTTAACCTTGATGTTTCTGAAACACCTGAGAATGGATGTACAACTAGGAAGAGTAACTTAAAGGATGTTACTGAAGACAGGGAGAAGGACTATGAGTATACTAGGGCAGAACTCTATAGACTTATAGACCAAGGCCAGGAAGCAGTACAAGGTGCTTTAGAGGTTGCACAGGAGAGTGGACATCCTAGAGCATTTGAAGTTGCTACAAATGCCATGAAGCAAGTAGCAGACATGACTGATAAACTTATGGATCTTCAGAAGAAGGTTGCTGATCTTGATGAAGAAAAGAAAGGTCCAACTAAGGTCACTAACAATGCTATGTTTGTTGGTAGTACAACAGAACTTCAGAAGATGTTAAAACAAATGGGTGGTGGTAAAAGATAAATATTTAAGGAGACCTGCGGTGGACTAAAATGGCAAACATGGATTATTTACAGAGAAATCATGATAACTCTCTAGCTGATCCAGCATTAGGATTCACAACTGTCAATCGTTTCTCAGGTAACGAGGGATGGGCTACTAAACAGTACAAGGATTTTAATGCTGATTTCCAAGCTAGGAATCATGATAACACTACAAGAACTCCTGCTGCATTTCAAGCTAGGAATCATGATAATACTACGAGGACTCCTGCTGCATATCAACGGCACAACGAATCAAATAACGCAGTTTCGGCATGATACATTTTAACGAAAAAGACATGGCTCGTCTTGAGAAAGCATGTGAGTCATACAGAGACCAAACAGGTTCTGAGTATATGTGGGATGAGTATACAGACCTCATTCACAAGTTAAAAAATTATGAGGAAGAGATAGATTGTCCTGATTGTGTGCTATGCTCAATACATAGTCAGTAACTCCTAACATAATTAGGTATTTGTTACTACAAAATTTACTAAATAATGGCAGTATGGGATTGAAACAATCATGCCCCTGACTCAACAGCGACATTACACAGTCGGTTATCACGACACAGCACAGCATACTTACGAAATATGTGAGTACGCTATGAGTGCATACGAAGCAATAGAACACTGTAAAGAGGATGTATCCTATCTAAAGGATCATCCTCATTTTATTGACTATTGTATAGACATCAAAAAAGAAAACGCATTTAAAGAGATTGATAACATCTCTAAAATGATGGCAGCTGGTATCCCAATGGGACATTAATCATGACAACTATAACAAAACATAAGCACGAAATTATGTGGTGGATGAGTAGACTTACAATAATGTTAACATCATTATTCCTTTCTTTTACATTAGCATCAACAGCATATGCTGCTGATACTATACAGATGGGTGCTAATGGCAACCTAATCTTTGAACCTAATGAACTTACAGTTAGTGCAGGTGATACAGTTACATTTGTGAATGGTGATTTACCACCACACAACATAGTGTTCCTTGACAATGCAGAGTTGTCACATCCTGATCTAGCATTTGTGAGTGGAGAACAATTTCCTGTTACTTTTACAGAAGCAGGTAATTATGAATTCCAATGTGAACCTCATGCTGGTGCTGGTATGAAGGGTGTGATCCATGTACAGTGAAGTAGTTTGGTCAATTAATATAATGCTTGGCACTCTTCTTGTTGGTGTTGGTATTGCAATTTACTACATATTCATGTATGATACATGGTATCCAAATGACGGAACAGAGCATGGAAACCAAGATAGCAGTCTTGGAAGCGAAGGTAGAACACATGATGGTTCATACGAAGGAGCTCACCCTTAGAGTTCGTGCGAATGAGAAGGTAGTTGCTTCTGTTAGTCTTTTAGGAGTTATAGCCTGTACCTTTATTGGTGCAGGTTATTTTGCTCCAAAGGCAGATGCTATGACTCCAGGTGAAATGATTCAGAAGATGAGGGACTGGGAATCAGAGCAGAATAGAACTCCCATAGAAGAATCTATAAATAGCTCATTACTAGAATATGAGAAGGAACCAGATGGGAGCGATGAAACCACCAAGCAGGAAGTCTTGTTACAACTTCCGAGTGACGGAGATCAACCGAGTGCTGGACGGAGATACGATAGATGTCACCATCGATCTTGGATTCGATTTATTCAAAAAAGAACGGGTAAGAATTGCTGGAGTGGACACCCCAGAGAAGAGAACGAGAAACCTAGAAGAGAAGGCCCTTGGTATAGACGCAACTAATTGGTTAAAGAAAAAACTTGAAGATACTATTGCAGGAGAAGGTGATGAACTCACTGTTAGAACAGAACTTGTGGGTGGGACTGGGAAGTATGGTAGGCTTCTTGGTTGGCTCTATATTAACGAAGATACTATTTCATTGAACGAGCAGATGATTACCGAAGGGTATGCTCATGCTTATGATGGTGGAACTAAAGATATGAACCTAGAGAAACTACGAGAGATACGTAGATCATTTGGGACTTTGAATGAAGGATAATGCCAGCAACAACTGATGTATACTTAGGTAATCCCAACCTGAAAAAGGCTGGTACTGAGTTACAATTTACTAAAGAGCAGGTAGCAGAGTGGATCAAGTGTAAGAAAGATCCACTATATTTTGCTATGAACTATATGCAGATCATCAACTTGGATGAGGGTCTGGTTCCATTTGACATGTATGATTTCCAAAAGGAAATCTTAATGGATTTTCATGAAAATAGATTTAACATTGCAAAACTTCCTAGACAGACTGGCAAATCAACCACGGTTGTTGCTTACCTCCTACATTACGCTATCTTTAATGATAGTGTTAACATTGGTATTCTGGCTAACAAAGCATCTACCGCTAGGGAACTTTTAGGTAGATTACAATTAGCGTATGAGAACTTGCCTAAATGGATACAACACGGTATACTAGTATGGAACAAAGGTAATGTCGAACTCGAAAATGGATCAAAGATATTGGCAGCTTCTACATCTGCAAGTGCTGTCCGAGGCATGTCGTTCAATATCCTCTTCCTCGATGAGTTCGCCTTCGTTCCGAACCATGTTGCAGAGCAATTCTTTGCCTCTGTTTATCCTACTATTACGTCTGGTAAATCAACGAAAGTCATAATCATTTCTACTCCTAATGGAATGAATCACTTCTACAAGATGTGGGAGGATGCTAGGAATGGTAAGAATGGTTATGTAACAAATGAAGTACATTGGTCTCAAGTACCTGGCAGGGATGCCAAGTGGAAAGAAGAGACAATGAAGAACACTTCTAAGAGACAGTTCGCACAGGAGTTTGAGTGCGATTTCCTTGGATCTGCTGATACTTTAATTTCTCCATCCAAACTACAATCTATACCATTTGAAGATCCAATTACAACCAATGCAGGACTGGACGTATATAAGAGAGCAGAAGAAGATCATGAATACATTATCACTGTGGATGTTGCCAGAGGTATCGGTGGCGACTACAGTGCTTTTATCGTCTTTGATATTACCGATCTACCGTATAAAGCGGTTGCCAAATACAGAAATAACGAGATTAAGCCTATTCTATTTCCGAGTGTCATCCTCCAAGTAGCAAAGGAATATAATAATCCTTATATACTTGTAGAGGTTAATGATATAGGTGATAGTATAGCAGCAACATTAAACTATGATCTTGAGTATCCCAATGTATTAATGTGTGCTATGAGAGGTAGGGCAGGACAAATTGTTGGACAAGGGTTCTCAGGTAATAAGACACAGTTAGGTGTCAAGATGAGTATCACTGTTAAGAAACAAGGTTGTGCAAACCTTAAAGCAATTATAGAAGAAGATAAATTAACCTTCACAGATTTTGATATACTGAGAGAATTAACTACATTCATCCAAAGAAAGCAAGCATGGGAGGCTGATGAAGGATACCATGATGACTTAGTAATGTGTATGGTTCTCTTTGCATGGTTGGTCATGCAAGAATACTTTAAAGAAATGACCGACATGGATGTCAGAAGGAGGATATATGAAGAACAACGAAATCAAATTGAACAAGATATGGCTCCTTTTGGTTTTATCGATGACGGCATGGGTGATGATACCTACTTGGACGCAGAAGGTGATCTGTGGGCCTACGGAGATAAACAAGAAGAAGTTTCCTATATGTGGAACTACTAGTGGATATTTCGACTCAATTCTCATTAGAGCACCTGCTGTTCAAAGAGAGGATATGTAGAGTCTGTGGTGAAACAAAAGATTTAATAGAAGATTATTATATGGTTCGTAAGCATAAGAAGCATTTACCTTCTGCTTATTCTTACGAATGTAAGGAGTGTACTATAAAAAGAATAGTATCTACAAGGAAGAAAAGAGATCCATTTACTGATTGGGGATACCCAGACTGGTAGTTCATGCACAGTTTCCCCTCTGAAAGAATATATTATGATAAATAATTTCAGGTAAATTTGGAATCTTTGGAGAGGTAAAAACATGGCTAGTCAAGTCTCGCCTGGTGTCGTTATTAAAGAACGTGACCTGTCGAATGCAGTTGTAGTTGGTGATGTCGCACTAACTGCTGCTTTCGCAACAACCTTTGCAAAAGGTCCAGTAGGAACTATTACATCAATCTCATCTGAAAGAGAATTGATTGATCAATTTGGTAGTCCTTCTGCATCTAATGCATCTGATTGGCTGGTCGCATCAGAATATCTTGCATACGGCGGTAGGCTCGCTGTTGTTAGAGCAGAAACAGGAGTAGTTAATGCAACTGCAACTGGAACTGGAGTTCTAGTAAAAAATAAAACAGATTTCGAGGCAGGAGCTTCTAGTGAAACTCTACTCGCTCGTTACGCTGGAACAGAAGGTAATAAGTATCGTGTCGTAGTAATTGACCGTGGTGCTGACCAAATCCTTGGAGTTAATGCTCATGGATTAAGTGTTGGTGGTACATACAACGATGGTACTAACAACCACGAAGTGTATGAAGTAATTGATACTAATACAATTGCTGTTATTAACGCAACTGCTAAAGCAACTGTTGCTGGTACTACACTTTCAATCGCTCCTTGGTACAACAACACATCGATTGCATCAACAGGTCTTAAGTTAAGTGCAGTTGGTCCTCGTCCTGGTACATCAGCATTTGCTGCTGAAGCATACCTTTCATGGGATGAAGTTCATGTTGCTGTAGTAGATGAGACAACAAACACAGTCTTAGAAAGATTTACATATCTCTCGAAGTTAAGTGATGCTAAGACCCCAGAGGGTGCATCAAACTACTGGAGAGATGTTATTAATAACGAGTCATCTTACATCTATAGTGGTGCTGAGATAACTTCTGGACTTCAAGCAACAGGAAATGCTTGGGGTAATACCGCTGCTTCTTATGCAGCAACATCAGGAGCACCTGAAAAGATGAAGTTAGCTCTTACAAGAGAGACACTTCTTTCTGGTGGTACTGATGATTATGTTTATACCTCTGGTGAGATACAAACTGCTTATGGTTTATTCAACGATACTGAGTCAACTTCAGTTGATTTCGTTATCATGGGTGGATCTATGGCAGCAGAATCAGATACTAAAGTAAAAGCAAACGCAGTTATCGGTGTTGCTACAAGCAGAACTGATTGTGTTGCTTTTGTATCTCCTCATGGTGGAAACCAAATCGCTGCTTCTGGTGGTGCTTTGACTTCTACTGCACAAAGAGATAATACAATTGCATTCTTTGATTCATTACCATCAACATCATATGCTGTTTTTGATAGTGGTATCAAGTATACATATGATCGCTTTAATGACAAGTATGTTTATGTTGGTTGCAACGGAGACATTGCTGGTCTATGTGTAAGAACATCTGAAACTGTAGATGACTGGATTTCACCTGCTGGACTTAACCGTGGCGGTCTCCGCAATGTAGTTAAGTTAGCATACAATCCTAACAAAGCAGATAGAGACGAATTGTATCAGTCAAGAATCAACCCAGTTGTTTCCTTCCCTGGTTCTGGTCCTGTCCTATTCGGTGACAAGACTGCTCTTGCTTCACCTTCCGCGTTTGACAGAATTAATGTTCGCCGTCTATTCCTCAATATTGAGGCTAGAGCAGAAGGACTTGCGAAGCAAGTACTATTCGAGCAAAATGATTCTATTACAAGAGGTGGTTTCAATTCCGCTATTACTTCTTACCTAGCAGAAGTACAAGCACGCCGTGGTCTAACTGACTACTTGGTTGTATGTGATGAAACAAATAACACACCTGCTGTTATAGATCGCAACGAGTTTGTTGCTGAACTCTACCTAAAACCAACTCGCTCAATTAATTATGTAACGGTTACAGTAACCGCAACGAGAACTGGCGTGGCTTTCTCTGAAGTCACTGGCCGTGGGTAGATAAATTACACTAAGCATAAAGTAACGAGGTAAAAACAAAATGGCATTAGCAAGTAATGTAAATGATTTTCTACAGAGAGTTGGTCAGGGCGTTAAGCCCAATATGTTTGAGGTGAGGGTTCCTTTCCCAACTGCTCTGAATACAGGTGGTGCAGACGATGAGATTATTACTCTTCTCTGCAAGTCAACGAACCTACCAGGTTCTTCACTAGGAAGTATTGATGTTCCTTTCCGTGGTAGAACAGTTAAAATTGTTGGTGATCGCACCTTCGATAACTGGTCTGCTGTATTCTTCAATGATAAAGAAATGAAGATACGCTCAAGATTTGAGAAGTGGATGGAGAGCATGAATACTCATGAAGGAAACTCTTCTCCTTTATTCACACCAGGTGGTACTTCAAGGTACATGTCTGATGTTGAAGTTGATCAACTTGAAAAGAACAATACCGCAAACGGTGAGGTTCTAAGAAGTTATAAACTGTGGCACGCATTCCCAACAAGTATTTCTCAGATTGATCTTGCTTATGATAGCAATGATCAGATTGAAGAATTCACTGTTGAATTTCAAATGTCTTACTGGACAGTTGAAGATGGAGGCAAATCTGGCATTTCTATAGCCTGATAAATAGTATTGATACTATTGGAAATTTGCGATGAGTCAACTATTTGGCTTCCAGATCAACAGAAAACCTGGTAACAAAGGGCAATCTCCTGTACCACCTAATGCTGATGACGCTATAGCAGTCGCAGCAGGTGGTTACTATGGAACATATGTAGAAACGGACAACCAATCTCGTAACGAGTTTGAGTTGATCCGTAGGTATCGTGACATGGCGATACACCCAGAAGTTGACAGTGCTGTTGATGAGGTTGTTAATGAATTTGTTGTCAGTGATTTGAATGACAGTCCAGTTGAAATTAACTTAGATAATCTAACTGTAAGTGCTGGAGTAAAAAATAAAATTCGTGCAGAGTTTGATCATATCAAAAAACTTTTGAACTTTGATCAGAGAGCACATGAAATCGTCCGTTCATGGTATATTGACGGACGAATTTTTTATCATAAGGTAATTGATTTAGACAACCCTAAGAAAGGTTTACTCGAACTTCGTTATATTGATCCTATGAAGATCAAGAAAGTTCGTCAAAAATTGGGTGAAGCAAAGAATAAGGATGCTGTAACAAGAGCAGCAGTAAAAGGAACTGCACTAGAACATGAGTATGGAACCTTTGTAGATTACTATTTGTATAATCCAAAAGGATTTTATAAGGGTGGTGTACTAGGACCAATAGGAGACATGTCATTGTCTCAAGGAATTAAGATAGCAGTTGATGCAATTACTTACATACCATCTGGATTGCAAGATCTTAATAAGCGTATGGTGATGAGTTTCTTGCATAAAGCAATTAAATCACTCAACCAACTTCGCATGATTGAAGATGCGTTGGTTATCTATAGATTATCAAGAGCACCTGAAAGAAGAATTTTTTATATTGATGTAGGTAATCTTCCGAAGATAAAAGCGGAACAATATCTGCGTGATGTCATGTCTCGTTACAGAAACAAGTTAGTATATGATGCTAACACTGGTGAGATGCGTGACGATAAAAAGCACATGAGTATGCTTGAAGATTTCTGGTTACCTCGTAGAGAGGGTGGTCGTGGAACTGAGATCACCACGCTACCAGGAGGGCAGAACCTTGGCGAACTCAAGGATGTGGAATATTTTAAGAAGAAGCTCTATAATTCCCTTAATCTTCCTCCTTCAAGGCTCACAGATGATAACAAAGGATTTAACCTTGGTAAAACCACAGAAGTCCTCCGTGACGAGATTAAGTTTACCAAGTTCATTGGAAGATTACGTAAAAGATTTAGCGAACTCTTTCAAGACCTGGTCAAGACGCAACTCATCCTCAAGGGAGTAATAACTCCTGAAGATTGGGATGAAATGAAAGAGCATATTCAATATGACTATCTCTTTGATAATCATTTCAATGAGTTAAAAGAAATTGAGATGATGAATGCTCGTATGCAAGCAGTCACTCAAATGGATCCGTTTGTTGGTAAGTATTATTCTATTGAATATGTTCGTAGAAATATATTGAATCAGAAGGATCAAGAGTATAAGGATATTACTAAGCAGATTAAAGCAGAGGTTGATCAAGGTCTTCTAATAGATCCAGTTAATGTCACTCAGTTTGATACTATGGATCGTCAGAATATGGCATTTGCTCCAGAAATTGACGCAGAACAAGCGGCAATTGAAGCAGGACAGGAGCAAGATAGAGCTGATGATCAGCATAAAAAGGATCTAAAATTAGCTAAAGCACAACCTAAGCCTTCTAGTAATACTAAATAAATTATATTGAACTCTTATTATGACTGAAAAAGTTGAAGAACCAACATTAGATGTAGGCACTGTCGATATCGTTAACAAGATTAGGGATAACGATAGAGCGTCTGCTATTGATGATATACATGATTTGTTATTCGCTAACTCAGCGGATGCTATGGCCAAATACAAAGAGGTTGTAGCAAAATCTATGTTTGATAAACCTACCGAAACAGAGCCAGAGAAAAATGAAACTGATAACGGAACAGATTGAAGATATTAAACTCCTTAGAGAGGAGAAAGATGGTAAGAAACTCCTTTACATTGAAGGAGTATTTTTGCAATCTGAGATCGTTAATCGTAATGGTCGTAAGTATCCTTTTGAAACTCTAAACAGAGAAGTACAAAGATACAACGAAGAATATGTAAAGTCTAATAGAGCTTTAGGCGAACTCGGTCATCCAGATGGACCTACAATAAATTTGGATAGAGTATCACATAAAATTGTAGAACTCCGCGCAGAAGGCAACAACTTCATGGGCAAGGCACAGATCCTTGATACACCTATGGGTAAGATTGCTAAGTCCCTTTTAGATGAGGGTGTTCAACTAGGAGTTTCTTCAAGAGGTATGGGAAGCATCGATAAAATGGAAGATATTTCTGTAGTAAAAGATGACTTCATGTTGACTACTGCTGCTGATATAGTGGCAGATCCTTCCGCACCTGATGCATTTGTTAATGGAATCATGGAAGGTAAAGAGTGGGTTTGGCAAAATGGTATCCTTAAGGAGACCGAAGTTGCTAAATACAAGGGAGCTATGGACGCGGCAAGTCGTGGAAAGCTCGAAGAAAGGACACTTCAAGTCTTTAATGACTTCCTTTCAAAACTTTGATTTAATAAATAAATCTAGTAATAATTATACGGAAACTACGAGGGAACTCAAAATGTCAGATATGCTTAACGAAAAGTTTGCGAAGTTAGCCGCTGAGAAGGAAATAGTTGTAGAGGACGATCAAACATCGATGCCTACTGTACAAGCAACTGTTATACCTGGAACAGGCAGCGATCCTTCACAAGTTTCTGACGCTCAGACTGCTAATTCTACAGCTGCTGGCGATCAAGGCACACAACCAACCGTCTCACCATCCGCAGCTCCAAGTGGGCAGTCAATAACTGACTTGGGTGGAAGTACAACTACTCCTAATGAGCACGATGAAGATGGAGAAGAAAATCCAGGTGCTAAGGCGGCTGCTCCTGTTGGAGATAAGGCAGCACAAAGCGATGGATCTGCTCAGACTGGTAGCATCAATGATGCTGGCGATCAGGGTACACAACCCACAGTTGGTGCTGAAGTAGCATACGGAACTGGAATTGGTAGTGCAGTTACATATCCTATTCATGCAGGATTTGAATTGGATGTTTCCGATGACATCAAAGCCCTATTAGAGGGAACAGAACTCTCTGAAGAGTTTGCCGAGAAAGCAAAGACAATTTTCGAGGCTGCTGTTAAAGCAAAACTTCAGGAAGAGTATAACAAGCTTGTAGAACACTTTGCCAAAGAAACAGAAGAGAAGATCGCCGTAGGTATTAAAGATCTCTCTGAAGATGTTAATGGTACAGTTAACTACGCCGTGAGACAATGGCTCGAAGAGAATCAGTTAGCCGTTGATCGTGGTATAAAGAATGAGATAACAGAAGACTTCATTGCAGGTCTGAAGAATCTCTTTGAAGAGCACTACATTTCTATCCCCGATGAGAAAGTCGATGTGGTAGAAGGTATGGCTGATCAAATTCGTGAGATGGAAACTCGCCTTGACGAACAGGTCAAGTCTAATGTGAAACTACAAACCCGTCTAAATGAGACTGCAAAAACAAATATTCTGAACACTGTTTCAGAAGGACTAGCAGATACTCAGAAGGACAAACTCAGCAAGCTCGCTGAAGCAGTTGAGTTCGTTTCTGAAGAAGATTACACCAAGAAAGTTAATACTCTCAAGGAGTCATACTTCAAAGAAGCAACCGCAACTCCTAGTGAGATTGCAAATGAGTCTCCAGTAGAAGGAGCATCAGATAAGGATGTGACACCAGCAATGGCAAGCTACCTTGATGCGATGAATCGCTGGAACGCTTAATTATAACCCTATTTACTTTTAAGTTAGAAAAATGTTTAACGCTAAAGCTCTAACAGAAAAGTGGGACCCTGTTCTAGGTCATGAAGGCGCAGGAGCCATCAAAGACAATTATAGAAAGGCAGTCACCGCTGTTCTATTAGAAAATACAGAAAATCAACTACGCGAAGAGCGTGGAATGATTAATGAAGCTTCTAACACTGTAGGTGCTATAGGTAATAACGCACTATCTGGATCTGGTCTTGATACCAAGACTGGTGGTCTAGCAGGTTTCGACCCTGTAATGATCAGCTTGATCCGCCGTGCTATGCCTAACCTCGTTGCATACGACATCTGCGGAGTTCAACCGATGAGTGGTCCAACAGGACTAATCTTCGCGATGAAGTCTCATTATCAAGAGCAAGGTTCAGCACTTCGTGCAGGCCCAGAAGCTCTATACAACGAAGCAGATTCAAGCTTCTCTGCTTCATCTGCTGGTCCCGCTGCTTACAACCAGACTAATGCTTCTGGTGGTAACGACACTCATCCTCGTGGTGACGGCGGTACTACAGACGCTAACCCAGGTCTTCTTAACGATACATCAGGAGGTGGTACAACTACTGGAAACTACGAACGTGGTGAAACAGGTATTGCCAGAGAAGACGCTGAAACTCTAGGATCAGGTTCAACCTTATTCAACGAAATGAGCTTCAGCATCGAGAAAACCTCGGTGACAGCTAAGACTCGTGCTTTAAAAGCAGAGTACACACTAGAACTTGCTCAAGACTTGAAAGCAATTCATGGTCTTGATGCAGAGCAAGAACTCGCTAACCTATTGTCTAGTGAGATCCTTGCAGAAATCAACCGTGAAGTTGTTCGTACAGTATATACAGTCGCTAAGTCTGGTGCTCAGAACAATGTTGCCAACGCAGGTGTATTTGACCTAGACGTTGACTCAAACGGAAGATGGTCAGTTGAAAAATTCAAGGGACTTATGTTCCAAGTTGAGAGAGATGCCAACGCAATCGCACAGCAAACTCGTAGAGGAAAGGGTAACTTTATCCTAACATCTGCTGATGTTGCTTCTGCACTTGCTATGAGTGGTACTCTTGACTACTCTTCAGGTCTAACTGGTCCTGGCGGTCCATCCGTTGGAGATGTAGATGACACTGGAAACCTACTTGTAGGTACAATGAACGGACGCATTAAGGTCTATGTTGATCCTTACTCTGCTAACGTTTCTGGAACACACTACTATGTTGTAGGTTATAAGGGTTCTTCACCTTATGATGCTGGACTATTCTATTGTCCTTATGTTCCTCTCCAGATGTTAAGAAGCATCGATCCATCAACCTTCCAGCCCAAGATTGGCTTCAAGACAAGGTATGGTATGGTTGCAAACCCATTCGTTGTAGCTGCTAATGGTACTCCTGACGCTGAGGCATTGACTCACGCAAGGAACCAGTACTACAGAAGGGTTCG